ACTCATTCTTTTCAAAATCTGCCATATGTCACCTCACGCACGTTGAATGCCACGGGGGTCTTCCACCACAGCTTCCACGGAATCATCATTAATAATCCGAAACTCGCGGTCGTGAATCTTGATGCGAGTGCCAGTATTTGCACGAGTAATAATAAAATCTCCCGGCTTACACCACGGCCCTGTGGGGAACCGCCCTTGATCGGCATATGCCATATCACCTAGTGCTACGACAAACAACACATTACTAAGTAACTCTTCATATTTAACGGTGGTATCAGCTTTAATAATCCCACTATCAAACTTATTTTCAATATTAGGCAGGGTGCAAAGAATCTTGTATCCCCTCACAATCGGCAATTGCTTGGCTTTTTGCTGAACATCATCGATGATTGCTTCTGCTACTTCAGTCATTTTCAAATTCCTCATATCGTTGCACAAGGTCTTGTACTTCCATCCTTGCACGGCGTAGACCTTGGATTACGCCGCACAAATTTCGATATTCAGCAAAGTCTTTACAGCTTCCTTCAGCTATAGACTCACTTACTTCCCGCTCACGTTCTTTGAGCTTATTAAATAAATGGTCAAGCATCTGCCTCTCACTCGTCATTAACCACCTCGCTTCATCACAGATTTAAGGATGTCAGCCTGAAGTTTTTTATCATCCCGTTTGTCCTGACTCTGCAACCGGATGTTTTCTTTCTGCGCCTCAAGAGCGATCCGCTCACGCTCGTTCTGTAGCCTGCCCTGAGCCAGCGCAATGTCCGCTTGATCTTTAGCAGCTTTGCGTTGTTGCTCCATACCCTTGATCTGCAACTCTTGTTGTTGCATCTGAACCAGCGGATCTTGGGCTTGCTGTTGAGCTTGTTGCTGTGCAGCTTGAGATTGATGGATCTGTAGCACTTGCTGAGCTGCTTCTGCTACGTACTTAGCCATTGCCAATTCTTCTTGCTCGGAGATCCTCTGCTCTGGTCCGGGCAACGGAGCACCGACACGCTGCTCTACTTCTTGGCGATACTGGAACCCTAAATGCTCGGCAACGTGCGCCATCATGGAAGCTTGCAACTGCTGACCTATAGGATTTTGCCCAATCATCTGAGCAATCTTTGGGTCTTGCAAAAAGGACATATGTGTCGTGATATGCGCTTGATGATCCTGATAAATAAACGCTTTAAGCGGCACACCTTTTAACCCATTCATGTTCTCAGTCACAGGGTCTTTAGGTGTCTGATCATCAGGTAGCGGTACAAGTTTGTCAGCGTTAGGGATACCCAACACATCGAGCATCTGCCTATGCAAACGAGGTAAGTCGTATAACTGAGGTGCTCCTTGCGCTAGCTGCAACGCAGCTTGATACTGCACAACCCGCTGAGCCATTGTCGAGGCGTTGGGGTCTGACACAGGGATTACTTCTACGATGTCATAGTCTTCAGCTTTAACCTGCGGGGTGCCATCCTGTGGCACATAGCTATAGTCCGGCGAGGTGTAGTCCCTAATAATGTCTTTAAGCAGCCTGAACTCTTCTTTCATCGCTGCATGGATGCGAGCCTGCACCGCACCCATCGTCTTTAACTGCCGCTCAAGCAGTGCCAGCGTCGTACCCACCGGAGCCTGACTCGACATATCGCTGATCTTCATATCAGCCATACCACTGAGCCGTCGCGCTTCTTCAGTGATCTGATTCAGTAGTGCTAGCAGCGTAGCACTAGGCTCTTTATAAGGTAGGGGCAGTATGTTGTCCCTGATCGCACCCCCCGGCACATCCACATCACGCCATTCACCCGGAGCAATCGGTGTGTCATCACCTTTAATTCTTAGCCCACGAGCCTTTAACCCACCGGGAAGATTAGAGAGCGAACCTGCATCCACCAACTGACGAATCAGCATGGTGCCTGCTGTGGCGTAGCCACCGATAATGTGAATTAACCCAAAGCCATAAGCCCCAAACCCAGGGATGTACATATAGTGTACGAAGTGCTGGCGGGGTAACTTGCGGGGGTCATCTTCTTTATAGTTACGCCGTATAGCTAAGACTTTATTAGTGCCTTTATCAATCGTAATGACGTAGGGCAGTGGCAATTCTTCTTCATACCCCGGCAAATCATACTCGATATGCACCTCGCATACCTGATACCGTTCGTCTTTGGTGGGTTCTTGACCTTCTTTCTGAGCTTTAGCCTTCTCAATATCTGTCTGATTGGCATACGGCTCACCAATATCGACGTCACGATAAAAGCCTGTTACCTGTAACCTCTTAATATCATTCTTTGTCTTACGCATGATGTGCGTAAGGCGGTCGGTACGACGTATATTAGTTACACCATAAGGAAGAATGACATCCTCGGATGGCACATAAAAAGAAACCTGACGTTCTAGCGACGGGTCGTAATAAACCTTCTTAAATGACGAGCCAGATAAGGCCACACCCCACAGCGCACGCTCATGCTCTGACCGGTACTCAGGCATTTTATCAGTGAGCTGATAATTCATATCAGCTTTTACACGTTTGGCGGCTTCTTCGATCTGCGGGTTCCAAGCGCCAATAATCTGTGTTTTAACAGGCCCAGCCGCAGGGAATGTTTCCATAATAGACTCGCTTTGGAAGCGAATCGCAGACTCAGTCAATAATGTAGAGAACACACCACAAGCACCATCCCAAGGCTCAGTCACCTCGTCATAGCGTAGGCCCAGCACATCCAGACCCTTAACATAGGTATCAACCCAATCTTTACGGCTTGTAATATCTGCCTCAACCAACTGCATAATATCGCCTGCAATCTTTTGCAAGTCGCTCTCACTCATAAACTCGGCTAGGTTAGAATCAAATTCTTCTTCCTCGTTTTCACCCCCCGGCTCTATCTCAATCTCAACACCGCCCATACCAATCCTGACCGCTTCAGGATCTTCGATTTCAATCTCAATAGGCGATTCTTCAAGCGCCAAGGCTTCAAGTCCTTCGGGTGCGCTGTATAAACTTTTATCAATAGCCATGATCTGTCCTAACTTAAGTAGTATCCGCGCTTAGCGCCACGAAACCCACGGAAATATTGCAACTCATCAGGTTCATCAGTTGGGAGCCGAAGAAACCCACCACTCCTAAACCTTGCTAATGCTAGCGTAGTTGCATCCACTAAGTCATCATGCTCGCCTGCGGGGAAAGCTGCAATCTCATCAATAAGCTCTTCCGCCCATCTGGTGTTAGGCACCCACACCCGCCCCGATTGAATAATGTCTGAGACTGAATTAAGCCTAGTTATCTTGTCGTTACCCTTGCTGGGGGTAAACTCTGACACCGGCACACCCATCCGACGCAACTCTTGATAGAGCGATATACCCGATACCTTCTTTTCCACAATTAATGCGTCAGGCTCGTACTCTTTATGCAACTCAAGCACTTTCTTTTTCAACTCAAAAAACTCAAGTCGTGATTTATAGACATCTAAGAGGATGATGTTGGTCTCACCTTCCTCAGTCGTCCAGACACCCCACGTTGTACACGCAGAAAAGTCCGAACGATTAGTCGTTTCATACGCCGTATCCCACGACTGAATAATAAAATCGCATCTTGGAGGATCATCTTTTTCCCATACCTTCCACCATTCGCGCTTAACGATGGCACCTTCTTCAGAAGTTGGCTGTTGCTGGTACTGAGCCTGCCATTTTGAGTTAGGAAGCTCCTCTTTTAGTGCAGAAAGCTCCTCTAACGACCAAAATTCAGGCCAAAGTGGGTTCCCAGAGGGCAAAATCGCAGGAAATTCGATCACTTCCCACTCATCACCCCCTCTTTGCAGCGAATTTTTAACAACTTGACCCGTTAAATCCCTCAAACCCCACCGAGTCATCACAATAACGATAGCTCCCCCCGGTTGCAGACGCTGTCTTGGGCCTGATGTGTACCACTCGTACACTTTGTCGTAGATCTCTGGGTTAGTTGCAGCCAGCGCAGCTTCTTGTTCTGAATGGGGATCGTCAATAATTAGCAAATCCGCACCCTTACCGGTAACTGCACCACCCACACCAATAGCAAAATACTCACCACCTTTGTTTGTATTCCATCGACCGGCAGCTTTTGAATCAGCTTGCAGCCCTACACCGGGGAAAATGTCTTTATAAACATCCTGATCAACAAGGTTTCGCACCTTTCTACCAAACCCAACCGATAACTCCGCAGTATGCGCTGTCTGAATTACTTTTTTATTAGGGAATTTTCCCAAGAACCAAGCAGGTAGAAGGTAAGAAGCAAATTCAGACTTAGTATGACGAGGAGGCATATTAATAATAAGGCGTTTAATTTCCCCCCTAGCGACTCTTTCAAAAGCCGCAGCCATTCGCACATGATGTCTACCATCCACAAATGTAGGCCAAACCCGTTTTACAAACTTAATAAACCTCTCTTTACATACTTCCTGATCTTTTAGTTTCTCAAGTTTCTGTAACCGCAGATTTAAATCGCGTAAATCACTCTCAGACAAATGTGAAATATTTTTTAATAATGCAGATAAACTTGCATTATCTTGTGAAGGTTGTGAATTAATCATCTAGTGGTTCAGTTATTAATTCAGGATCTAGCTCTTTTAATAAGTTTGGTGTGGCTACCCCTAACTCTTCATCTAAACTTTTTATAGGCACTATATCTACATCAGTAGCGCCACCTACTAATAAGCGTTTAATACGTTCTTTAATCTCTGCTTCTAAGTCGGCAGAATTTTTGTGGGTGATAGTTATTTCGCTACGTTCAGTAAATACACCAATATCACTGTGCTTACCTAATAACTCCAGAGCTTTTATTTCTATTTTAGTATCACCGCAAGTTGCAAGCTCCACGAGCTTAGCAGTAATAAAATGCCGTGCCTGCACAATATCTCCAAACACTGGAGAATCGTACTTAGCAATAATCGTTCGCAGCGTTGCTGCAACACCGCCGTTCATTAAATCCTTTTTAGCTTTACGCGCAGGTAGCCCTTTGCCCGCTTGTTTAAATAGCTCTTCAGCTTTAGCGGCATCGTCAGGGTCCATTTCTAGCGGCATCCCCAACTGATTAAGTAGCAGGGCTGTGTCACCTGCAACAATCATTTTCTCTTTTATGTGCTCAGGTTCCTCTGCGGAGAGGTCGAACGGCACGGGCTTGTCTTTAGTTGGTTCTACGTTCATCGCGGGAATAGGGGCACCGAGATTGAGATAGCTACTGACTCTATATGTAAATAATAATTTTGTAAAGCAAAAGGAGGTTGGGACTCCTGACGGGGGGTGTTTCTATATTGAGGGGTGGGGGTCAAATTGTGGAAATTTTTATAGGGGGTGGGGGGGGGGTTTAAAACACATTATCGGGTACGCGGAACAGTATGTAGGGGCGCGGCGGTGCGTCAAGTCTAGGTTTGGGGGGGTCGGGATAGGGTGGGTAATACCTTATACGTATTTTGTTATGGGTAGGGGCTGATTGTGGTACAATGCAATCAAGCGAGGCGAAAGCTAAGCGAGTACGGAAACTGACCGCCGACGCGAAATAACGTCAAAGGGTAGAGTGGGGATAGCCCGCTATAGGTAGTGAGCCGATCGCTCTAGGTTGCTAGGGTTAAGGCAGAAGCTTATAGGGGTGCACACAGCGACAGGAACGACCGAAATTATCCCGCTGCAAATAGCGATACGCCAACGGACGCGCAAGCGTTGATCGGGCCGGATCGAAAGTTGCAACCCGTTGTGACTGACGGGATCGGACGCAAACCTCGGCAAATAGCGATAAGACTATGCGAGGGAAACTGCTGATCCGAGCAAAAAAACTGCTGTCGAATTACCCGTTGCCAATTCGCGCAAGCAAAGCTACTAGGTCAAACCTTGGTAGCCCATAGCTTGCGCGAATCTTACATTAGCAGTCTATCAATACTAACTTAAGGAAATAATCATGGCACTCAAAGCACAATCAGTATTGACCAAGGAAATCGCAACTATCGGTCGCGCAGGGATCAAGCTTACTAAGATGATTCAGGACGCGGCAGTGCAAGCGATTGGCTACTCATTGGTGCATGGCGACATAACCATAGGACAGCGTTTGTTCGAAGCATGTCCAAAGGGTGTTCGTCGTAACTCACTAGTAGCTTTCCTTGAAAAATTCGGCGCGTTCCAATGGGACGCTAAGAACAAACGACTCGCACATCGTAAGAACTCGATCGAGTTTACCGAGGCTTACGAACAAGACCTTATGGCTACGCCTTGGGACGACGCCAAGCCTGAGCCTGAGATTGTAAGTGTTTTCGACGTAACAAAAGAGTTCGATAAATTTCTCAAGCGCATGGAAAAGTTGCGCCAAGACGCGAACATTACATTGCACCACAAGGCTTTACTCGACAGTTTGCAAGAAACAAGTTCGCACTACCAAGCACGCCTAGTGTTAGGCGAAGCGGCGGATAACGCCGTGTTGTAAGAAAAATTGGGTATTGTAAGACGTAAGAAAAATCTTCTTACGTCGTTTTTCTTTTTAAAATCAAGCACTTAGACTGCTAATGTAAGATGTAAGGCTTTTTTCGGGAAAATGCAGGGGTCTGAGGTTGCAAGCCTCTCAGCAAGTGTTATTTTCAACTGACTTATCAGCAAGAAAAATCAGGCAATCCTTATATAATATAGTAAAACTATTTACTTACTTACACTACACTTCCAACTCCTTGATTTTGCACACAAAAATCGCGTAAGTCCACTTATAATTTTTAGTACGTATTCCTTACAAATGGGGTTTTTTCTTACGCCCCTTTTACATTGCCTTCTTACATTACAGTTTGAGTGTGCCAAAACCACTTACATTGTAATACACCCATTGTCAAGAGCAAAAAACTTCTTACGTTGTGGTATAATGTAACCAAGGAGTAAGCATGAGTAACCTTATCGATTGGCTAGTAGCAGCAGTCTTCGGCATAGCCCTTGGTTGTGCCATGTTCTTTGGTTTTTTCTTATGAGGTTTTCTTACGAGGTGCGAACATGACTAGATACATGCACTGCCGCGCATGCGGCCAAGAGTTAGAAGATCCCCTGCACACACTTGCAGGTTTCTGTTGGGATTGCAGAGAAGATGCCGCTCGCGAAGCGCGAAAGGGATGGTGCATAGCACCCCTGCACAAATCAAACTACCTGCTAATCACAAACCGTCAAGACCTCGCAGGTCTAAACAACAAAGGAGGCTTGGTGCGATGAAGCAGTTAGTAATAGACACAAGCGATGCCGACGAGGTGATGGTTCAACGCTTAGCCGACGAAGCAATAACAACAGGTGAGTTTTCAAACTGGGATCATGCCTACGAGTCGCTGTGGGTATGGTTGGAATATGAGTTAGCGATGCAAGAGGAGCAAGCATGATCGAAACGTGGGGGCAACTGAGCACACGCAAGCTTGAGCGTAAGTACACATCACCAGAAGAACGACAAAGGCTTGAGCGTGTTGCTGTTGGAAGGATATGCCGATGCAAGCACTGCATCTGTTGCGACGAGCTAAAAGCAGACATAGAAAGGAGCAAGCATGAAAGAAGAATTTGATTTAGTCGTAGAAGTAACGATTACCTATCTCAAAACCCTGCAAGCAGATGACCAAGAAGAAGCGCAAGAGATTGCAGAGAACGAAGCAATCGAAATGGCTGAAGAAATCCAAGAGGAGTACGAGCTAGATGACTATGACCATTCGGTAACTATTAGGAAACACAGAGCAGCAGCATTACCAAGTGTAAGACTAACAAAACGGAGGTAGTATGCAAGAACAGCAAGTCAAACAGCAGCGCGAGATCTCACTGCAAGAAGCAGCAGACCTTATCGCCAACATCCCAGACAATAGGTTCCTGCTACGTGGCGAGCCTGGGATCGGCAAGTCGTCTGTGCTTAACCTCTTAGAGTCTCATCCCCTGCTACCCGCAGATGAATATGATTTCGTTTACGTAGACTGTGCGAGTCTAGACCTTGGCGACACAGCAGCACCGATCCCCAACCGCGAGGAGCGCATCCTCGAATACTTCCCTAATGGCACATTCAAACTGCATACTGATAAGAAGGTAGTCTTGTGCCTCGATGAGTTCAGCAAGGGTGCAGAACCTGTGCGTAACATGCTGCATCCACTACTCGAAGAGAACAAGCCTCGCATGGCAGATAAGTTCCTCAAGAAGGGAAGCATCGTATTCCTCACGGGCAACCTGTCCACAGATGGAGTCGGCGACAACCTCAAAGCGCACTCACTCCAGAGGGTAACCGAGTGTGAGATACGCAAGCCCTCTGCCGATACGTGGTTGCCTTGGGCTAGTGCTAACAACATTGCACCAGAGATACGCTCGTGGGTATATG